CATTTGTGGAAAGAAACTAAGTTAAAGTCCGGAACCATAAAAAGCGTTGGTGATTATAAATCTGTAGAGGGAGCGGCCCTTGCTTCTAACTGGTTTTTACAAGACGGAGTTGTAATACCGGAAGAATACTGTTTATCAAGTCAGGATTTTCATTTTTCATTATTCGTATCTGGAAAAGAAAAAACCGATATGTACGAAACATATCGGTCTTCCCATAATCAATTACAAGCTTGTATAGAATATTATTGAGTATTTAGAGCTACCGCAGCGTTAACTTTATCAACAATCATATCTGCATTTGCGTCATTTACGACATAAGTCTCAGTTCCTTCAAATGCTGATAGCCATTCATCAGTTGACATTAGTTCGGCTACAGCAGCACGTGCTTGCCATACAACAGCTTCTGACGCATTAACAGCAAGAAGCATATCAACAAATGCAAAGTCTAAATCGCCATTTGCACTAAAGGCAAAACAATTTCCGTCTGCTTCGATTTTTCCCTGTCGTGTTTGAATTGTAAAAATAGTATCTGCATCATTAGCAAGATAACCACGAGTTGTTCCGCCTGAACCTTCGTATGGAACAATCTCAAAATTTACATTATTTGCTTCACCGAACTCATTAATAAATTTAGTTACGGCATCAACGCCACCCCAAGTTGCGACCTTTACGGTCTGACCTGCCATATCATCAACCGAGTTGAATGTACGACTACACATTACTGTTTCATATGTTTGGAGAGCTACGATGGTTGAATCATCAATTGCCACTGTTGGCATTTCTGAATCACCTGGCCATTCTGTACTCCACATCGTGAGGACATCGCCACCATCAAAGTAAGTAGACGCTACTACAGGATTTCCAGCTTGTACAAAATCATGATCGATTTTAGTACCAACCATATCTAGTACTGCTTTAAACCCGCCCGAATCGGATCCGGTGTTAACAATTGTAGTAGCATTTGCGAGAGGAGCAGCCAAGGAAAAGGCTGCGGCTAGAATAACATTTTTCATTATCAGTCCTTATTTACAAAAAATTATAAAGTGTGGGGCTAACCTTGGCCCCACGCGCATCCGATAGTGGATGATACTTCTTCTATATATTAGAAAGAAAAGCTAGCGCCAATTACGACGTCGCCGCGAGTTTCTGTTTCTAAATCATAATCAGTTTCAACATATACTTCTGCATTATCGTAGATACCATAACCGACTTTAAAGTCAAGTGTTGGATTTGTATCCATGAATACAAACTCGTCGTTGTAAATCATGAGATCAGTTGAAAGTGTAAAGTCCATGCCGTAAAGACCATAACCCATTTCTGGAGTAAGCTCAACGGTCATGTTTTCAACATCGACATTATATTCAGCAGTTGTTGTGGCACCAAGTGAGATACCAGTTTCGCCAAGCTCGGCGGCTTGAATAGTTGTTGCTGAGGCCAGCAACGCAGCAGCAGTAATAGCAGCAAATTTCATTAGTTTATTTCCCTTATAAGAAAGTTATTTTCGATTCCAGATTTCGTATAGAACCCAAACAGCAAGTAAACCTACAAGGCCTTGTGATCCTAATGCGCCTATCATAGCACTTACATTAGCTACAACGCTTACAGCAGGAATGAATGGAAGTGTCGCCACGCCCAATACTTCAAGTACAATCATGAGAGCGGCAATACTAATACCGACTTCTGCTAATCCAGCAGCCCATGTTTTTACTTTGTTTAGAATGTCCATAGTTGTCCCCTTAAGTAGTTAAAACGCCACACTTCTGTTACTAGGCAGTGGCCGCCCTCTTAATTATGCAGCTAGTGCGTAACCAGATGGTGCAAAGTTATTGTTTGCATTTGTAGTGATTGACCTATTTCGCAGTCAGCCGGTAAACTCCACTTCCACTTTCACACCTGTCGATCCTATTTCAGCCCCATCAAAAATACACATTATGTACTTATGGTGGAGCTGCCGGGTACCGCCCCCGGGTCCAGTATGTGTCTACGTTGCTTCAACGTTTACAAGATTATTTATGACGTATTCGGCGTAATCTCTAACTATACGTGGGCTGTGTGATATTATTATCACCCTTCCGTCTTCGCCATAAGCTGTGTATTTATTCTTCCTCTTGACTATCGTGTACATGTAATTGTAATAGCGCGTAATGAATGACTTTTAGAAGATCCTTGCGCGCATCCTCTCTAGTACCTTTTTTGCCATAACGATTTGCGTACTTGTCAACGTTACCCATACAGAAACCAGTTCCATGACCTCTAGCAATAATAACCTCAGTTGATTGAAACTTATTTGTAGCATAGTGACCTTTATACGTTGAGTCAATATATTCCCTTAGTTCTTGTATATATCCATCTTCGCCAAATTTATAGTCGATTAGATCGAGTTCTGGGAAATCAAATGTAGTATCACCTAGAGTTATAGTTAAGTTGTCTGTCGTCATAATTGAATCCTTCATTTATTTTTCCCAGTAAAATATGTGAGCTCCGATACGAGCAATACGGTTAAGTTTCTTTGACCAGAATGGTTTAGAATAAGTGGCGTGATAGTGTGTTGCGCCTTCAGTAATTCCACGAAATTCACCATGAACGTACATGTCCCGGGCAAACTTACGTGATTTTTCCCATGCTTCATCATCGTGTGGAGTATCTGATTTACCATCACAATACCAGCTAAATTGGCAATAGCGATTACCTTTTTTATATCCTTGATGAACTACCTCGCATGGTGTGTTTGGATAGCGCGTGGTTTCTACACGATTTAAAACAACATCAGTAACTGCCATTGCATCGGCTAAGCTACGAGCATGTGTCTCGTAATAAACATTAAGAGCTAAGCATTCTAATTGTTTTTCCTGTTCTACCTTTTCTGCTGCGTCTACTCCAATAGCCATAACGCTTGTTGCAACTATGGTGTTAATCATTACTGATGCGATTAACTTTTTCATGGTACTGCCTCATTTTTTTTATATGAGTATACCTTAACATGTTTTAAAAGCAATGTACACAGTTAATTTGCATAAAATGGAAATATTTTTGTAATTACTTTAGCAATTTCTTCTGCCAAATGCATATGCTCAAGCTGTGTTCCATTTGCTGTACGAAGTTCGATATAATGAATCCAGCTACGAAGCGTGCCATTTACGTATAGACGACTTGGAGTATTACCTTCTGGCAGAATTACTCGAGCTTGTTCTTTTGCGATTCCGTTATCAATAGCCCACTCATATGATTTCATAGCCTGTTGCCAAATATCACGCTGATGAACTTCCCAAGCCAAATGCAGTTGAACATCATCAGTGATCTTACTATTTTGACGGTTCTTTTCATCCTGCAAACGGGCTTTACGAATTACAATAGAATTAGTAAGATCGCGAATATCAGCATAACGCTGACTAAACTCCTGAAAGGAAAATGACCTGTGTCTGAGGAACTGTCTCGCAATGTCTCTTGTCGTTTCGACTTCGAGCGTGGCTGAGCACATTTCGAATGGCGACCAGTGTTTGTGCTTGATGAGGTAGTCGAGGAGTTTTCCCGATGTCTCTGAGTTGATTTGGTTGGATGGGTTGGAGACACGGGCGCAATACGCGACGATGTCTTGTAGATCGTCGAGACCGACGATATCTTCTGGTGGTTGAGTGTAACCAATTAATCTTACCTTCAAAGTTTAAAATCCTCAAATCTTTTATTCATTTCTGTTTTATCGTATACGGGAGTATCGTCTGTCAACGTTTGACTATTCTCATCAATGTCAAACAGTCTCATCTTTGATCTGTCAATACCAAGAATAAATCGTTTCTTATATGTTGGATCATTATATCTATTCTTTAATTGCTTGACCATGATTTGCCCTTGTTGTTCGAGTTCTTCTGTAGAGACAAGAGCAAACATTAGATCCGCGGTCGCGGGTAATCCAAAAGACTCGGACGTATCTTCAAGCCCAACATCTGAGTTAGAGTAACCGCTACGTGTCGTTTGAGTTGCAGATAAGATCGGAACGTCAAATTCGACTGCCAAACCTCTGAGTTCTTCTGCAATAGCTTTAACGTAAGTATAAGAATTAATCGCACCGCCCATACCTTTCATACGTGAGGATGCACAGATATTTAGATAATCAATAAAGATAATATCTGGCTCAAATTTCTTTTTAAGTTTTAGTTCATTTAACAAGGCACGGAAGTGTCCTGAGTGAGCTGAACCGGTAGGATATTCTTTTACAATTAACCGACCGTTTGTTTGTTTAGCAAGCTGAGATACTTTCTGCGAGAACATATCCTTTGATAGCTTGTCTAATTGATCAATAGGAATATTAAGAAGGTTAGCATCAATACGTTCTGCAATACGTTCTTCTGCCATTTCCATTGTAATATATAAAACGTTTTTACCTTCAGTCAAAGCTGCAGCGCCTACGTGACACATGAACAATGACTTACCAACACCAGTGCCAGCCAATGCAATATTCAAAGTCTTGTTTGGCAAACCGCCTTTTGTAATTTTATTAAAATAGTCAAGATCAAAAGGAACTCGTTCTTCTTCTTTATGATAAAACTCATATCGCTCACTGAAGTTTTCGATATAGTCATGGCCGATATTTGCGTCAAAGTTAACTGCCAGAGCGTCAGAGAGGATCTCTGGTAGTGCGTTCTTTGAAAGAGACTGGTGTTTACCATCGATAATACTGATAGATTCCATTACAGCATTATGTAGTGCTCTATCTTGACACCACTTCTCAGTTTTATCAATTAGCCATTCGTCATCAATTTTTTCTGTTCTAAATATCTCAGGCAGAATTTCTACCGCATGTCGATATTGTTCATCATTAAAATTGTCAGCATCGTCTAACTCAATTTTAAAAGATTCTTGAGTCGGTAGTTTATTATATTTCTGGACGTATAGTCCGACTTGTTTAAACAGTTGGCGATAGACGCCTTCAAAATAATCATTCTTTATAAAAGGCAAAACCTTCCGCATGAACTTATCATCCACTAGAAGGTTTCGCAATATAGTCTGTTCAATGTTTGTATTCAAAGCATTCCACTTTCTCGCATGTTTTTACGGATATTAGTAGCACTAATCTTATGAATCTCTTCACCGAGATCGTGCTCAGTAAAAGTATACCCGACACCACGACCGTAACTAATGTCAACGATGTTTGGTACCTCCATTATAACATACTCATTGTTGATTGTAAATCCCTCATTTTGCAAATTGAGAATAATTTGCGCAGATACAAAATTAAAATCAAATGGGTTATCATCTTGCTTTGCGGTACGACCACCACCAGCATCTAGACCAATAATTCCACCAACATCACGAACCATAATAGCAACTTGGCCAGTTTGTTCTAATGCTTTTTTGAATAGTGTCGTATGGCCTTTATGCCATGGTTGCCATCGTCCCAGCATTTGAGCTGTAGGTTTTTTCCAATCAAATGCCATGAGATTTCTTAAGCTCCTCTGCAAAAGTTAGGATTTCTTCGTCAGACTTAAATCCGCTCACGACATATGTAGCATCATCAGGCTTTTCAAACATTTTGTTTGTATCTTCAAATCTGCCTTCTTCTATAGTGTTCATCCATATCATGATTTCATGACTAAACAATTTTCTAGTTTCATTAGTAGGACATACAAAATCACAGATTACGGTTCTGCCACGAGCACCTTCAAACATAGCAATACTATTCATTCGTTCGGCCTGCCTTCTTCGTCCAGCATCTGAGAAGTCCCAATCATTAGCCATTTTACGAATAGCATCTGCATTATACCAAGCACAATCATTTAAATGATGTTGTAGTCTTACGGCCAAATGTGTCTTACCGGAACCCGGCAGACCCATAATTAATATTCTCATTCTTTCCTCTCATTCATAATTAGCTCGTCTTTACTTATAGCCATTTCAATTACGTCATGAAGTACTAATCCGCAAAACGCTTGAAACTGTTCATCATCAGGAGACAATGAATCGTCAGGGCTTTCTATAATTTCGAAATTAAAGTTAATTGCCTCATCTGGGCCATTAATACTAATAGCTCCAAATCTTACAACAGATTCAACATAAGGGCCAGTCAAGACCCTTATGTTCCAAGCCTGTTCATTGTCCGGCGCAGGTACTAATTCGTAGTCAACGCCTTCAGAAAGTTTATCTACGTCAATCATACTTCTTCTACAATCTCATCCATAGATACTTGTTCTTTATGGCCAATAGTATACTGTTTTTTAATAAACTCTTTGAAGTCTGTCTCAGCAAATATAGGATCCCAAAACTCTTTTTCTACGGTTTGATCGTGTCTAACTTTTCCACCAACTTCTCCAGTTTCTCGATCGACTCTAGCATACCAGCCGTTTGCTGGTTTAGTGACATAAGAGCCTGCGAGAGCGACGTCAAGGAGTCCACTGTAATTACGAACACCGCCATCCCAACTAACAGTAATAGGAATTTTAGACTTTTCTTTAACATATCTTGATTTCTCCACGTTAATAACAAAATGATAACCTTGAATCTCGGTACCTTTTTTGTCTTGTTGACGACCTAAGATCCAGATATTATCTGCTGAATAATAAATGCCAGTACCGCCAGAGACAATAGCTTTAGGGAACAAACCGATCTCTTGATATGTGTGATTAACTGCTAGCATAGGAATGTTCTTCATAGCAAGATATGGTGTTGCCATACGGAACAGACCTTTTAGTGCCTTTGCTCTTGACATATCAGCAACTGATTTCTCATTTAGCGCATCTTCCATTTCTTTCTTTGAAGCAAGGTTGCCGATAGAATCAATGACAACGATTACTTTATCACCACGATCTAAAGATTCTAATTGGCCAATCATATCAAATTTTAGTTCTTCTACATTTGTAATTGGCGTATGAAGAACTCGAGAAGTATCAACTTCAAATTGCTCAAAGTATTTCTGAGGAGAGCCAAACTCTGAATCATAAAATAGCATAACAGCATCTTTATGCTTTTTCAAATAGGCCGCAGCCATAATCAAAGCAAAGGAAGTCTTAAAATGCTTTGAAGGACCTGCAAGAACTGTAAGGCCAGAGGCCAAACCTCCTTCTACAGATCCTGATAGCGCCACGTTAATCATTGGCGAATCGGTCGGAGTCATATCTTTTTCGTTAAAGAATTTTGACTCAGAAAGAACCTCCGTATTTTTTAGCTTAGAGTTCTTTTTGAGTTTGTCCATTACTGACATATGCGTCTCCTAATTTTTTTGATAATAATCTTTGTACCATCCAATGAAGTCTCGGATGCCGGTTTCAATACTAGTCATTGGCCTATAGCCAAGACTTTTAATTTCTGTTATGTCAGCTAAAGTGTGTCGAATATCTGCTGGATGCATATCGGCATAATTAATCTTTGCTTTACGTTCTAAATTTTCTTCAATCAATCTTATAAAGCTCATAAGAGAAACTGACTCGCCACTTCCAATATTGTAAATATCATGGCTGTCTATTCTTTGAACTTTATCTATCAACAATTGTACACCATTTACGATGTCTTGTACATATGTAAAATCACGAGACATCTTTCCGTGACCAAAAACTTCTATTGGTTCGTCTCTTATAATCTTGTCCGTAAATCCATGAAGTGCCATGTCAGGCCGTCCATAAGGACCATACACTGTAAAAAATCTAAAGCCGATTGACGAAGGTACTTTACTATGTTTGAATTGACATTCATTGACATATTTACTCCAAGCATAAGGATTTAAATGGTGTTTAAAATTCATTTGTTCTGTGAATGGTGGAATTTGACCAGCATACACGCTTGACGAAGAAGCATAAACAACAGGAATATTCATCTGCTCAGCAATATCTATAACGCCTTGCGTACCTAATATATTATTTTTTGTATAAACATTTGGCATGTCTAACGAAAGTCTGACTCCGGCCCATGCAGCTAAATGTACAATAATATCTGAATCTTCAACTATAGATTCGTTTAATAAACCTATGTCAGCATTCTTTACAGGTATTTTTGCCATTTCTAAAATCTTGCATCTATCCATTTTTAATGATGGACTATACATACCATTGTAATTATCACAACCTAGAACGTCATGACCATACGCTTTGAGTTCTCTGGCTAAATGAAAACCAATAAATCCTGCAATACCTGTAATGAATATCTTCATCGTTCATTCACGTGTGCTGTTTGTCCAGTCATATCATACTGGATGTTTTGTTCGATTTCTCTATCATCTTTTTCATATTCAGACCGATAGAGATTGTTTCGATTCATGACGTGTTCTAATAGAGTAGCCTGATCTGTAAAGTTTATGAAGGCAGAAACATCTTTTGGAAAACAAGCACCGCCAAAACCACGCTTGCCGTCAAAACCAGGGACACGAGTATGGGCATGCCCAATTCTTGGATCAGTGCCAATTGCGTTTGCGATACGACCATAATTACCTCCGAACTCTTTTATTGTATCATAAAATTCGTTAAAAAATGTTAGCTTTGTTGCTAGGAAAGTATTGATGCCATACTTTACAAAACTAGCATCTGTCGCAGACATGCGATACACCGGACACGGCTTACAGATACTATATTCTTTATAGATTAGTTCTAGCTTTTCAGTAGCATCACTCTGTCCACCAAAAATGTGCACAAAAGGATTTATGATATCTTCATTTGCGTTTTTCTCTGTTAGAAATTCTGGATTATAAATCATCCTATGTTTAGCAGAACCTCTAAATAACTCTTCTATTTTATCAGGAGTTACGGTGGAT